AACTTAAGGTGTCACCACATTGTGCGAGTAGTTCCCCACACGCTGCCTCAATCTCCCCACATTGTACCATTGCTGGCACAGGTTCAAAAACTTTGTTAACGAGTACATATCCGGAAGGTGATACTGTATTTCCTGCGGTTGCCTCCACTTCCCCACACTCGGCGAGTAGTTCTCCACATTCTGCAAAATATACCACATTTACCGAGCCATCTATTAGGTAAGCTAGTGGGTTACGCGGGGTAGCAGGTGTCGAACTATTGGCCGCTGGCTCTGTTCCCGGAACCCACCATTCGTGGACATAAACATCGAAGCCATTAGCTCGGAGTGTTTCCTGAATATAATCAGGGTCTTGTCCGCCTAATGCTTTCCAGGTAATATCTAACCTATCCCGCCGTTGTTGTTCTGTGAGACCATAGTTTCTTAGCCCGAATTGCTGCTCCCATTCGTCCAGCTGTCGCGTCGTGGACGGGAAAATATCTAAGAAGATGAGGTCGAAGTATAACTTAGCGTTTACTCCTAACGGTGCTAAACCCTCAAAAAACTTACGGAGGGTCTTATCTATTGTAATGCGCCACGCCCTAGCGTTAGGGAGTAGGTGCGTAAATATCCGTAAGAATGTGTCTATCATGTGTAAGTTACCCCGCCTAGTTTAGACTTTTCCCCTATCCCTAAAGTATATATGTCTACTAAAGCAGTAGTCCCCTCGAGATAGATAAAAGCGTTCGTAAACACTCCGCCGGAAGCTGAAACCACATCATCTACCACACCCGAAACTGACGCTTTGGTTATCCGGTCTTGTCGGGGTGGGATTGTTAAACCCACAATATAAGGGGCTCTGCTTAAGAAAAACTCAGCGAGGGCCACATCGATATCGTCTCTAACTTGCGCTAGGTCGTCGGCTACTAACCCGAGCACCCTGACATCAAAACCCGTCCGCGTTATAGCGTAAGTATTCGCTAAGGCGTTAGCAGGTCGTCTCGTTGCTAGTCCGCTCTGGTCGAAGTTTATCGAATCTAAAACCGCCTGTAACTGCGCCACTGTAGGGATTCCGTTGGCGTTCCCTGAACTTGCGGGAGTTGCCTCCACATAGATATCAACTTGTCCTGGGTTTAAGCTAGTATATGGGTAACAGTTAACTATCCCGGCTACTTCCTCGCCCCATTGTTCATAATCTGCATACGCTCCGCCCTGCGGTCTCTTTTGGAAACGGTCTATAACTCGCTGCCTATATACCTCGACGTCCTCAGCGTTAGCCCCTGTAACCGTTTGGGTTATAACCACAGTATCTCTCGCCACGTTAGCCAGGGGGTTAGCGAACGAAAGTATCGCCCCTGGGTCTAAGTTCCCGATAGTTCCAGCTCCGCCGCCACCTGCTTGGTCGGCTACCGCTCGTACTGGGATCTCTTTTGTAGGAGCGTCTAGTATTATCGAGCCTATCGTTATGTAGGTTACACCTGCAGTACTCGTAAGCTGCGCCCCTGAACCTAAAGTCCCCGTTTGATTCTCGACAGTTATCTCCACAGTTAACTCCGCCTGAGTGGCGGACGTTGGGTCTCCGACTCCGATAAGTCTACCCCATTCGGTTAAGGGTGTTAGTATCCGGCCGTTAACTGTCGTCTCTTTGGTACTTGCTGCACTTACGAACATCTGTAAGAACATAAAGCCCCCATATTTATAGAGCAGTATAAAAACCCCGGCTAGAGCTTTAGCTAGTACCCGTATAAATGCTTTAGGTAAAAGCGGAATAGTTTGGTTTAGAGAGGCGCTTATCTGTGCTACAATATTATCGCTTATCTCTTTGGTTGTTGGTGTATTTAAGCTCACATCGCCCTCCAGTTTTCTACAAATTTAAAAGACTCTTGGTCTATTTTAATTTCTAATTGTATCATATTTAAACCTAAAATACTTGCCGACACGCTTATCTCTGTAGCCACACCCTCCTCTTTAAACCACGCTAAGTCTCTTTTAGCGGCGTCTTCTACCCGTAATAAGTTGCCTGAGGTAATAGGTAGAGCTTGTAGTAAGTGCTGAGTTTCGCTTATGTACTTACTCGCGTCTTCGGTTTCGCTTAGGTTGCCCCACCAGGTCTTAGCGTCTTCATTACCTCCGAATAGTGAGAGGTAAGCTGCCGTCTCTAATCCGCCCGACATTTTGACGATGCCGTTCGTTATGTTTACCTCGCCGTCGTCGTTAGTTTGATATAATAATACATCGCCCTCTTGTATTGTGTTCATTAGTTATTTACTCCCGTATTCCCCGGCGGTGTACCCGCTGGGTGTGTATGGTTCCCTATTTCTTTAGAGGCCACAGTTAAACTAGTTCCGGCTGCTAAAGTAGGCGCACCTACTGAAACCGAGGCAGAGACAGACGCTGGCGTTATAATGTTGCCCGCTGTGTCTATTGTTACCCCGTTTACTACAAAGTTACCCGCAGCCTCTAACTCTGCCGAGCCATTGCCGTTTTGACTCTTTATCGAGCCGTCGGGGCTTAGGGTAAATGTCCCGTTAATGTTCTCTAGTACCGCGGTTCCGTCGTTTTTTAACCACAGTTCTACAATACTCTCGCCCGCTGCGTTTCTAGCATAAATACGCTTATCTCCCGCCGTTGCCTTTTGGTCGTTCTTTGGATCCAGGTACCCGACCGCTGCCGAACCTCCAGAGCGTTGGACGCTTACTGAAACTACATAATCCCCTGGTAAAGGGTAGGAGTCGTCCCCTGGTGCTGAGAAGTGCTCGGCGGTAATGTTTGGTCCGCCGCCTGGGTTGAGCTTAACCTCTGAAAGCTTAGCCCCGTTTCGTAGCGTTCTTACAAATGATAGTAATTTATTTAATCCCATGGCAATGTCTCCGGTATTTTTCCGCTAAACGATCCAGGTATTACTAAGTCGAGTGTAGCCGTCTGACTGTTTTCGTCACGGCTAAATTCTACTGAGCGGATAACGAACTTATATTCTGAGTATATCATAGCGTTATCAGACTGTAAGCTTACTAAAGTGTTAGGCTCCCACAGTTTACCCGAGGGGTCCCGCCAAGTGTTGAGCTGTACGCTATATGATACCATATTTCCAAACATCCGCCCCGCCTTGGCTTCTACCGCTTCCTTAAGTGTCCCCGATTCCGAATCCTGAGACTGGAATGTAAAAGGTCGTAATAAGTTGGTAAGCTTCCCATTTTTAACAGTGAAGACTTCTCCTGCTAACCCTACAACTACCGGCTCGAGTCCTGTTATGTGGCTATAGTATTCCTGAGGGTTAAAACTCGGGGTAACCGAAATAAGGGGGCTTTCCCCTTGGCGTAATCTCGCTACCGGTGTTCCCGTTTCCACAGATTTACGAAACAACAACTCCCCTCGGGCAGTACTCGAGATAATTAAGTTCCTCTGTTTTGCTAAGTCTGCTAAGAAATCGAGCAGTTTCTGACCGGGGTTAATAGCCACACGCTCAAAGATTGGCCCCGGTTCGGCTTCGAATACAGCACTAAGTCCGAACGGTTTTATCACTGCGTCCGTAATCGCCTGTAAGTTTTGTTTGTTATATTCTAAAGGGTAAGCACTCGCAGGGGCGGTACAGTCGTTGAGTACGCCCGGGGTAGAGTAAGCACTTACCTGAACAGTTTTACTTTCGTTTAACACTGGTATTACTGATATCATAGTTCCTTTAAAAAGAGGCTCGCCCCCTACCGTTACCTCCTGCTGTTTGAATGAGAACGGTCTAAAAGTCTCTTTAAATGAGGGTAACGATGGCTCGAAAGGTGCGGATATATCTAAAGTGTCCATCCCGTCAATACTTCGAGTTAGCTGAACACTCGTCCAGAATCTAAACCGTTTACCGTCGATTAAGAGGGCTACCTCATCAGCGTTATCCGCTTCGGCGGTTTGTGGTTTGTTTTCTGGCTTCGCTGGGTTTACGGGGATGATTAAAGAAGTGCCCGCCTGCAACGGTTCGCTTGCCCCTGGATTCGCTTGTATTATATTACTAGCGAATCCCTCAGAGCCATATTGCTTACGGGAAATAAGTTCGAATGTATCGCCCTGGATTACCTTATACATAGTAAACTATCTCCTTACCTTTAGGTAGTTCCAATATCTCCGACCCGCTAAGGTCATTACTATTGATTAAAAAGTCCAGTTTATCGTCTACGCTGCTGTAGAGTTCTGCTGATAAATCCACAATAGTACGCGCTCGGTCTAGCTTGATTCGGCGTTCTTGTTTTAATGAGAATGATATCTCAACTAAGAACCCCGCTGTAACCGCCACGGCGTCTTGGAGCTGTTGATAGGCTGCTCCTGTGTCTATTAGTTCCAGCTCTGTAAGGTTTGCGTCTTTCCATGCACTAACCGCCTCGAATTGCTCTAATATTAAAACAGCTGCATCTATTGCCCCAACCCGAGTCTCGAACTGAGTATTAACGGTAGATAGGATAGCCCCTGTGATATAAGTAGATGCGTAGAGGTCGGCTGTATAAAAATCGTTAGCTCCTGAGCTTGTCGCGATATCCCCATCACTGTTATATATTAATGAGTTTGCTAAGTTTAAATAAGCGTCCAGTTTAGCCGATATTAAAGAGAACGCCCGAGCAGGTGCCTGAATAAGTTGCATAGTCTGAAACGCTAAAGTAAGTGGTTGGCTGATTAACACATCGATACCTCGGTTAATCGAGTCGTTAATAGCGTTAAATTCTGCCCCTACTTCCGCCGAGGTTTCCGCAATGAACGTGAGCCCACCCTCTACTTCATCTAGAGCCGCATCGAATTTACTTTTAAATGTTGCTTTTTCTACAGCAGAGTCTAAGTCGATATTATCCCCGAACTCCTCAGCTAATGCCGCGTTAAAGTCAGCTACTGCTGAGATAACCTCACTCGCGGGATCTAGTTGAGAACTAGGGTAAATAAGCCCTATTGTTGACATAAAGGTAACATCAATAAACGCTTGATTAGCTGCAGTCTTAAGATCATCCCGTCGTGTGATGGTTCCAGTAGGTACTACATCCACAGTTCCATAAATAGGGTGTTCCAGTTTTCCGACACCTGTCTCAAAAAGAGCAGCGTCGAACGCTTCCGCCTCTTGGTCGTAGTCAGCACCCCAAAAGATACAACGCAACGGGAAGCTACGCCCTGTAGCCCCTGACTCTTGTACGAATGTACCGTCTGCGTCTGGAAACTCAAAGTTATTAGTTTTTTTAGTACGCGCATTAGTCACATTCTCAAAAGCAAACGCAAGGCGTATTCCTGAGGGCGAAGTGTACGCGGCGTCTCTTAGTCTATCTTCCCATGACATAGTTAGAACCCTCCTGTCGTATTTAGTTTAAGGCTTGATCCCATTGTGGAATTAGCTATCTGTGCGCTACCTGTTTGGTCGGTAATCATTATTTCAGCTGAGGTCTTTTTCTCTTCAATACTTCGTGATATTCGTTCCTGTGGGCTTATCATTTGAGTAGCAGGTTTCGACCCGTCCGCAGGTTTCGACTCGTCGTCTCCTCCGAATCCGAAGAAACCGCCAATATCCCCCATACTCGGGAGGCTGATGTCTGTAATAGCTCCGATATTATCTTTTATCCATTTAATAGCGTCTATAAGTAGACCTATTGGAGCAAGTATCGCCTGTACTATCCCCGGTAAGGTGTCAAATCCCGCCGCGATATCATCTATCCACACTACTAATGCAGTTAACCCGGCTACGAGTGCCAGGACGCCGATAACCATAAGCCCCACGGGATTCATAGCCATAAGTAAGTTAACTACTGTCATAACTAAAACAAACGATTTTAACACGGTAGTAAGCGCTATGAACACACCTATCGCTATCCCGATCCGTTTACCCCAAGTTACTATCGACTCGAAGTTAGTTATTATCATTTTTAAGAACTCTCCGATATTAGAAGCGATTAACTCCCCGTTAGCTCGTACCCACGCCGTAAGCTGGTCGATTACATCACTCATAGGTCCGCTAGTTAGTGAAAAGATAGAAACTTTAACACCCTCAACCGCTGACATAAGACCTTTAAATCTACCCAGTAAAGTATCTCGCATAGTCGCGGCCATTTTACCAGACGCTCCCTCAGCAGCTTCTAACTGTGTACGATAAGCTTTAAGTCGCTCTTCTCCCGACTGCATTAGGACATTAACCCCTGCGATAGCCTCCATACCGAAAACGGCTTGAAGTGTCGCGGCTTTTTGAGACGCACCCATATCTTTAGTAGCTTTATTAAACTGCCCTATAATCTCGGGCATATCTCTAAGCTTTCCGTTTTGGTCGGTTAGTGAGATCCCTAGTCGGTCTATTACTTTAGCAGCTTTCCCGACTGGAGCCTGTAATCTAATGAACATATTTTTAAGAACTGTTCCGGCTTTCCCACCTTTTATACCCGCATTAGCTAATTCTCCAGTAAGTGCTGCGAAAGTTTCCATCGAGGCACCCGCTGCCGTTGCAACCGGCGCACCCTCTTTAATAGTCTCGAACATTAACTCTACTGTAGTATTTGCGCTGGTTGTGGTTTTTGCTATAACATCATTTACCCTAGCTAGGTTTTTACCTAACTGCGCTGTATCTTTAGACATTAACCCAAACGCCCCTAGGGAATCGGAGGCTACATCGGTAGCTGTTGCCAGGTCGACCTGCGCAGCGGTTGCTAAATCCACAACTCCAGGAAGTGCGGCTATAGCGGACTCTGCATCAAATCCCGCCATCGCTAGGAAGTTAAGAGCTCCCGCAGCTTCGGAAGCCGAGAACTCAGTCGACGCTCCAGTTTGACGCGCTGCGTCTTCGAGGGCTTTAAAAGCTGCCGTCCCTTTGTTTATTTCGCCGGGAAACTTAGCGGCTGCATTTACTAGGGTCTGCTCGAACTGCGCCCCTGTTTGAATAACATCGGCCATCGCACCAGTCATAAGGGCAGTAGCTGCTACTGTCGCTATCGCCCCTTTTCTTATGCCATCGCCGAGATTACTCATACTTCTATTAACACGGTGTAGACCACGCTCCATTGAGCGGGTAAACTTAGAAACTCTATTTTGCATACGCGAGATAGGCGCTGTAACCCTATCAACTGCCTTGAACACAGCCTCAACACTAAAACGTCCAGCCATTACCTATCCTTTTGGTTTTGTATGTTCTTTTAGTTCTGAGCGTAACCCATCATAAAAAAATCGTATATCTGACGCTAGAAGAGTCCTAACATCTGGTAAACTCGAATAGTCTCGAGCTATTTGTAAGAGCATTTCACAATAAACAGCTCCCGCGGTATGCTCTTTACCGCGTAGCTTTGTGTCTTCCCCATATCTAACTAGGGGAGTATTGACTATCCCAAAAAAAGAGTCGTTACCGCTAAACATACTTTTAAGTCGGCGTTTTTCATCTTACCGAAAAGCCCCGAGCTAGTTTTAGTATAATCCGCCATCAACGCCATCATTTTACCCATGTCCTCAGTTTTCTTTTTACGATCCATCGCCATATATGTGGCACCTGTTGGCTCGTAGAAAGTAATAGGGTTAGCGTCGCCACCCTCTACTCTTTGCGGTGTGTAAATCGGACAACCGTCGTCATTTACCACCATAGCCCCTGACATAATAGCACTTACTATTCTTCTTTTAGCTACTTCAAAACCTTTTCTGTCTTCATCTTCCATAAACGAAACATCAAAATCTAAATCCATTGCCTCTCCGAATCTCTCGAACTCTTGCTCTGCCATTTCTCTACTAATTTTACTCATATCTTACCCTTATTGTTTTGTAAGTGTTCCCGGTCCCATAAGCGACACGGCTGCCGTAGCGTTCTGACTACTTGCTTGTAATTCTCCGACACCTATCGCACTACCTTGGTATGTTACGCCTGATGCATATGTGATTGTGATAACTGAATAGTCTTTATCGTTGTAAAAATCTTGTAAGAACTCGTGGTCCCCTCTGTCGTCGTCGATACCCACAGTTAGACCGTCTATACTTAGAGGGACTCTCGTTTTAATGATACGAGCTGTTCCGTCTCCGTTCGCTTGTACTTCATTCTCAAATCCGCCCAGCTTTCGCTGAGCCTCCGCGTCTGCTGCTACTGAAAAGATACGACCTTTAATCGAAATCGCCTCTATACTTCCACCTACTCCTGCCATATAATGCTCCTCTTATTATGCTACTGGTGTAGCTGTTCCGAAATAAAATCCAAAGTTAAGATCAACTGAGATTATATTCGTATTTCCGCTTAATTGCACAGTTAAAGCTATATCTAGCCTCTTAGGGTTCTGGTCACTAATCTGAGCTAGCGTATTCTCTTTAGCTGTTTTAGGGTCGCTGATAATAGCGTTTAGTCCTAAACTGTCGATAAGTGCGTTAGCTGCTGCAACTGCCATCTTCGGCTGTTTAGCTTCTGGGTTAATCGTTGGCTGATCGTCTGGAATTAACGGCGCACCGTCCCACTCGTCCGTAGCGAAAATCAGATTTAAGTTAAAGATAATATTTTGTAACTTAACAATATCACACACATATCTATATGCGGGAATTGGATCCCCTGACGGATGGTAAAATGTAACAGTATCAGACACATTGATAACGCCGTCTTTAACTTCGATAGTAGAACTACCTTTTTTAACTGCTACATCCCTATCAATATAAGTCCATTGGTCCCCATCTGCTCCAGGTGTTAACGTTTCCGCGTCTTGACTCCCATAGTCTCTAGGTGGATTATTATTAGCCACTTTAACAATTCTCGCTAACTGTCTAGCTGCTACTGCGAACGGTAAGTTTTTAGAACCTGGCGCTACTAACTGCGAGTTAGTTCTATCTGTTTTACGAGCGTCCGATACTGCTGTCGCTGCTGTAACTGTCGTAGCTGTGTTTCCTGTGAATACTATTAGCGGCTTACGTGTTAGCGCACCCCATCTACCCTCGCCGAATGTCGAGAATTTATCTAATGTAGTAGTGTCTGCAATTTCTAAACAGTTTAGGACCATAGTTTCCCATACATCCCCCACTTGGTTAAGAGCGTCGTCTACATCAGGGTTAATTAACCCGCCTGTAGGCTGAGTAACACCAAAAGTAATCCCGCTATTATCTTCACTAGTTGCCAGTACTTCAATAAGTAAACCATTAGCACTCGCACCTTTCCACTTAGATGTTAAGTCGACTTTAGTCGCCCCATCAACTGCCGTCATAGGCACATTAAGAGCCGCCGTTACTGCTGTTGTGATAGCTGCTGTAATTGTAGCCACAGAATCGCCAGCTGCTACTGCGAACTGCTCCGACATAATGTTATTTATCATAACTACAAAAGACGCTGCTCCTGTTGCTGCCCCACTTGGTGTGATGTCTCCTGTCGCTGCTACTCCTGCCGCGTCGTCATCTAATGGGTAAACTGTCACAGGTATTGTACCTACTCCGTCTCCGTTAGTCGGTAGTAACTGTAACGCTGCTAAATGAATTGGCGAGCCGAATCCGTAAAGCTGCGCTGCTTCTAATGCGCTAGTCACTTGTCTTTTTGTTGTACTATAAACGGCTGCGGTATTACCCTGCCCTACAATAGCCACACGTTGAGGTAGAAATAAAACTCCCCCGCCCCTTAGGTCTTTAAACGCTGTTTTAATCCCGACTACTCTAGCGACTGCTGAGAGGTCAACTGCTGTACTTACTGCCATTTACTGCTCCTTTTATGTTGTGTAGTCATAATCCGCGTCGAAAAGAATCTCTCCGTCTTCTGTGCGTTTGACACTTGCTGATACTAATTCTAACATATCCCCGCTTATTTGTGGCGAAAATTCGTTAAATTTAACTCTAAATCCAACCCGCGCCGCGATAACTGGGCGAACACTGCCCCTATCTTGTTGCGGTTGGAACATTGTTATAGTCTGAGGCCACCTCTGCCATACCAGCCCACGGAGGCCTAGATATGTGTACTCTGCGGACATTAGGATATTTCGGACTAACCTGAGCACCCGCTGGACTGCAAACGCAGCCGCTTGGTCGCCTGGGTTATGTCCGCCCCCTGGATTATCTGAAGAGTTAGCCACACCATAACAGTCTATATTAAAAATACCGTCAGTTGCTTGTTTCTCTACTATATTACTTGTAGACTCCGAAAAGTTACTACTATCATACCACACATTAACGAGTGGCGTCTGTTCGGCGATATCATTAAGATACGCTTCCCATGGGTTCGAGCGTTCTGCATAGACTTTAAAATCCCACAATGCAGGGTCTTTACCAGCTGTTATGGCTAGCGCTTTCTGACTAACTACCTCAGCTGCTAAGATCGCGGCTATTTGGTCGCGTACTATTTCGAAAGTATCTTGTTTGTCTATAA